TCTTCGAGTTGCTTCTTAAAATCCTCGATATTAGCTTTGGCGTTTTCGGCTTGGGTAAGCGCATCTGCTTTTTCATTCTTAGCAGCTTCTCTCTGTAACTTCCACTCAGCATCCTTTTCACGGATTCTATCCATAATAACGGTTGCCATGTTGGCTACAGATTCATGCGAAAACTCAGACTTTTTGCCTAACTTAGAATCGAGCATCTTTTCAAACTCTATTGTTAATTCTTTTGTGTCCATAATTTTAGAACTGTTATGATTTTTTACATTAAATTCTTCGTTTTGGGAAATTTTTAAAATATTATTTTTAATTTTTTCGAACCGTACCCCTGAAGATACCCCTTCATCTGAAGCCCTTTCTTCCTCAATTTGGGAGTCGTCGCCCTCTTTTATCGCAATGCCTTTCACATCAGCAGCAGGCTTGGTCGTGAAACCAATTCCCAAAGGGAAAACCTCTCCCGCCACCAACCTGTACACAGGAGTACCGTCATCTAGGGTGCCCTTTCCATCAAAAGCCCGCAAGTATTTTTCCAATTCTTTAATTTTAGCAGGATCTGTAATAATCTCAGCTTCGCTAAGGTTCTGAGAACCTACTGCAATACTATAATCATTAAAACCAAGCTCCCAACTAGCCGAAACCCTGTTGTAGTCTACATCCTTTGGGTCACTAGCTTTGAGCAAAAACTCCACAAATTCAGGGTTTACTGTCTTGTAAATCACAGCTGCCAGCGAAATATAGAAGGGATCGACCCTTTGTTCCAATTTTGCGGTATTCAAGATTTTGTCGTTTTCCATATCCGTAAACGCAGCATTTACGATGTGACCCACCACCTTCTGTTTTTTATGTTCTATATTTGTGGGCTTATGAACAAAGTAACCAATAAGATCTTTGGCGGTGGCAGAATCAATCCCATCACCATTCCTGTTAAATCGATTAACTATGGCCGCATTAAAAGCAGCTCCCACCAGATCAATATTACGGTCTAAATCTATACCTTGAGGAATCAAGGGTTTTAAATTATCCAAAGAAGCTACGCTGATATTTAAATCTTTTTCTAAATCATCTGTGGCAAAAACTTCAAAATCAAATTGTGTTGTAAATTTATATGGTTTACTCATCCCTGTATGTTACACTTTTTTAATCTTTTGGTGAATTTTTAGTACTGTGGTACAAAATGGCTGAAGCATATTCGTCCAACGAGTGCTCCACGCTAATATCTACCACTTCCCCTAAAGTCTTCAGTTGTAAAAGTTTTTGATTGTCTTTTAGGCAATTTGTGGCGGTTTTCTTCCAATCCGCCTGAGCACACGCGGAGACCACCAACTCACAGACTTTTTCCAAAACGTTTTTTTGGTCTTTATTTAAGCGCTTTTTCTTGAAAATCGTTTTGGCCTCCACTGTGATGTCTGCATGTAATTTATTGGTGGCATCGATGATCTCCTTAATGGCATTTACGGCATAAGTTTTCTTCGTGCCTGTTTTAGAGCCCAATGGACGACCCGCAGATTTAGGAGTTTTGTTTTTTTGCTCCTCCAACATTTTCATGCTGCTCGGATGCTTAATTTCCTCTATCTTCATTTCCCCGGGCCCCTCAAAAACTGGAACCCCTCCAACCAACGGATTATACCACCCTCTTTTTCTGTCCTCGAGGAATTTTTCTTGGGCAGTTTCTAGTTCTTGCTCTGATGGGAAAACTCCTGTATCGATTACCTTCATGCCTTCCTCTGGGGGCAGAATACCTAACTCCATCATGCGCGTGATGACACGTTGGACTTGGTTCTCGTCTTTCATATCAATATCTTCGAACTGAGCGGTCGGGGTATCTCTAAACCCAAGGTTCTTGCAAATCTGCTTAATCTCGGGTTGTAAAAATTCATTTAAAAAAGCCTCGCGCGATTCTCGTAAACGCTGTAAGAAAAGTTGGGCCTTAATGGTTGCATTTGCAAACTTTTCCTCTCCAAGAATAACGTTTTGCAGCCCCTCTTTAATATCTTTATTTACAACATCATACTTCCCCGGTCCAATAACCTTTTCCAGATCTGGAATAATAAACTCGGCTTTCGTAGTGTAATCGCTCACCAGCACACGCCCCACACTCTGGTTGGTAAACAGCGCTTGCATGGCATGCATATTTCGAGGGTTAACCCCCCCCTTATCTGGGGTAGCCCCCCCATCGTGATCATCAAAACCACATTCTCGACGGTACGGCAAATCGCTTGATCAATTTTTTTCATCTCCATCTTGAAGTTGATGTCATCAAGAACGGCAAACCCAAAAGGAATACCAAACGGCTCATAGTCCTGCTTCTTGTAAAAAGCATATCTTAACTTCGCCGGATCCAACCTAACGGTCAATCCGGAGAGGTTCCATGCGTTTTCCCGAATTCGCTTCTTAACATTGTCCGGCAAAGCGTTATACAGCTCTCGATCAGCTTCATTCTTTGGATTTTTTAGTCTCTCAATCTCATACTCGCTAAGCAGCTTAGAGAAAAAACGAACGTCAAAGGAAGTTGTTCGCTGGGCAACTACATCAAAAGGATTAAGCAAAATATACCTAATAGGAATTTTATTTGTTTGGGCTACCAAGCCTAAATTTCTAATTTTTGCAAACTCATCAGCTTTAAACTTCCCCTCTACGGTAAAAAGAAAAATATTTCCGCTTCTATAGTACTCCCTAAAAAATTGGTCTTTTAGCCCCCATATTCCTATCTTTTTAAACCATGAATTAATAAAGCGCCTAGATTTTTCGCTCCCCCCTTCAAGGTAAAGAGGTGAATTTGCAAAGTCAGCCATCATATCAATAGAATTGCGAAAGATAGCTACATTACAATAAGCCTTTTGGCATAGCTCGATAGCCTCTCTTACGTTAACTCCATCTAACGCATACTGGTACGGAAGCATCCCCGCTCTAATGTTGTTATATCCGTACAATTTAGGATTAACAGCTATAGCGTTTCTTCGTCTGTTGGTGGAATCGTAGGTCGAGTTTCGATTATAATCGCTGGCCTCTGCGGTGTAGTCATAAAAAGAATCGCCTACCAACTTGGGTTCAAAGTCCCCATCTGTGGCAGCAAGGCTTTCGTAGGGACTATTAGGGTATTGAAAGTTTTTCTCAAACTTTTTCCAATAATCGGATCGTTTGGTATATTTTCTTCTAGCCATGGTACATTTTACACTGATTTAATTAAAAGTGACTTTCAAAAGTCGAAAGTTAGTTTATAAACATTGGTTCGAATGTTTCTATTATATCTGATTTGGGTTGTTTTTTCGAGTCAAAATAGATTTTTGTCATCCAATTAGCTAATACCAAAGCAGAGTAAGAATCCTTTCTGGCTTTATCAGGGCCAGTTTGGCGCCGCAAGTTAGACGGCAGATCAAACGTTTGGGTGCCTTGTGCGGTGGTTGTAATTTGTATGAGGGCACATTCGTTTTTCGTTAAATTAATCATATCTGCTTGGTGCTCTATAAAGTCTATCATTTTGGCTCCCTTGTTTTGCTTATTTGCGTCTTTTGAGTTTAAAAATTTCAATTCGTCTATGGGGATCATTTTGTTTTTTTGGGTGGTATAACTGTCATCAATTGCTTGGCTGGCGAAAAGCAATCGCCTGTGATCAAAGTTTGCTTGTAATAGCTCGTTACCTTGTCGAATCCAATGGCTTGTGGGTTTACGCAAAATCACATGCTTGGCGTCCCCTTTGTTGTATTGCTGTTTATACTGGCGCAGGTTTTCCTGATAGTCCTCAGGCTTATCAAAAGGTACCTCTATTTGCTTTAGTTTAATTTCTTTTTGTTTGAAGGTTTCGCTTTCATTACATGCCTGTAAAAACTGAACCCCTCCATTGTAGTCCCCACATATAGCAACGATATTAAAATTCTCCAAGCAAAATAAAAAATATCTCATATGGTGTTTTAAAGATGTCCCAGCCAAAGCATAACTGTGGACCAAGACGGCCCTTTGTTGCTCTTCGTTCAGTTTTAATATTTGTATTGCAAAATCATCAGAGCTTTCTGTTTGGGACCACGACGGGTCAAATGCCAAAATATATTCAGAGTCAACACTCCCCTTCACTTCGATAGAGGGGAGCTCTCCATCTGGCACAGTACAAAGGGCCATTTTACTTGTCTTAAAATATCCCGCACTATCATCCGTGAATATAGCTCCAAACTCTCTATCAAACTGAGATTGGCTCATCGTTGATTTGGCTTGTTTGAGCAAATTTTGATCGTACAATTGCTTAGGGGCGCAATCATACGAAAAGTGCATAACACATCTGGACGCGGTATCCTTTTGTTCTGCTCGGGTAATGTTAAATTCAAACTGTTGATACAATTTATAAAGATATTCAAATTTATAACAAGCCGAAGAAAGCGCAATTAATTTGTTGCCGGGCCATATATGTCTTTCGTTTTCTTCCATTTGCCCCTCTTCTATTAGCTTGGTTTCCAATTTGTCCAGATCGTCACGCTGTGTGGGGTTAGTGACCACCGACAAAAAGGGAACAATAACTTCATTATAAATTCTTTCTGGCATCAGCGCAAACTCGTCTATAATAATTCTATGAAAACGAAAACCGCGCAATTTTTCACCGTCTCCCAAAGGTAATGCTCGAATACGACTCGCGCCAATTTCCATTAACCACTCGTCGTTACTTTTGGAAACCTTGGTTATGCATTGTTTAAAGAAATGGGCATCTGGATGCATGGAGATGTCTTCAATTTTCTTGAAAATCATTTTGGCTTGTCGGAAAGATTTTGATAAAATACCAATTTCAAC